GTGCCTCTTCTTCGACGGGATTAAGATAAGGTCGTAAGCCCCTACCAAGTTGAGCTAAAGCGCTATGTCCGAATCCAGCCATTATATTATCCCTAAGCCACCAGGACCTAACAGCGACCCGGCCATACCCATACCAGCTCCTAATGCAGAACCTTTTATGCGTCTATTAACTCCTAACATTGGAGCTTTATCATTGGGATTTAAACCACCCCAGTCATCACCGGTTCTGAGTGAGTAGTACTTATCATACATCTTCTTCTTAAATCTAGCATCGCGATCACTAAATTTATCCAAAGCATAATCTGGATGTTGTTGTGCTAATGCCGCATCCGTGCTGATGGCGGATTGATCCTCAGCGCCACCAGCTATATTACCAGCTATCTCTCCAGACTTTATCTTGTTGCTTTGATTTAGATCTTTGTAACCTTCCGCCATACCGCCATATGAAGCTAATTGATTGTTGAAATCTTCTTGTCCTTTAGAAGCTGTTCTCATCTGATCAGCGAATGCATTACCAGCGTTCTCAGCTTGAAACTGTGTTTTAGGATCCTTGAAACCCTCCCTAAACTCAGCTGCACGAGTGCCCTCTGTAGTTGGCGTAGTACCCATAGTACTGGCCATACTTCCACGCTCTGCACCGCGTCTTCCCTTCACGCCTTCCATGCCTTGTTGCTTAGCGCGCTCTATCTTGCGCTTCTGCGTCTTAAGGTTCATCTTATCGGTGGCTGTGCGACCAAGCTCTATTACCTGTTCACCCTTCATCTCTGTAGCGCGTTTGCTATTCTCTCTGCTTAGTAAAGAAGTAGCATCCTTGGTACGCTTATCTGCGTATGCTGCACCACCACCTAAAATTCCACCTATAATACTCATAATTTATCTCCTAATGACCGCCTGGTCCTGCTGCATCACCAGCACCACCAGGATCACCACTTTCACCACCTTCCCATTCTATACCTTTCTTCACCTCTTTCTTCTTTGTTGTCTTGTATGTCTTTGGAGATGTATCAACGGCAGGAGAATATCCGGGCATCGTTGGCAGTCCAAAAGCGTAAGCTGGGGATCCAGTTAATTTACCTTGCTGCGCTCGTTGATTCATGGTTACATACTCATTTCCTAATGCGCCCTTCAAATCCCTACCCGCCTTCATACCAGCTTGAGATATACCAAATCTATTGCGCGCGTTCTCTCTATTGCGTCTGCCCATTGCGTCTGCCATAACTTTACTACCATACATGCCACTTCTAGATCTACCAAATTTAGCCTTTTTACCAGCCAGCACCGCTTTCTCATCAAAGTCCTGCATTCCCCTAGCGGTTGTTGCATCTTGCAATCTCTTACCAGCGGGTGCTATACCAGCCTTAAAAGCGTCCGCTATTCTTTGCCCACCAGCTTGTCGATTACTTAAATTCTTAGTGGTTCGAAACCCAGGCATAGTGTGGCGCTCAGCTGGCTTTGTTGAAGCCCCCATTGGGATCTGAGCCATAGACTTATCTGGTACGCCACCTTCTACTTCAGCTGAAAATAAACCCATTAAAATTCTCCGAGGGGTTGGTAATAATACGTTAGACCATTAAAAAGCAATTGAGAATTAGCTGATTGAGTGATGTCAAAACTAATCTCAGTTGTCATAAGCTCTACAGGCACCATAGGCGTAGGTCTTGTGTCGCCACTTAAAGAAACGGCGGTTGTTTTAGCTGTTGGTGTTCGAGCGTCCCACCTGTGCTGCACGTTAGCTGTACCAACAAACATAGCATCCATGCCATATATTTTTTTCCACCTGCCAGATCCAGCTAAAGTCTGAAATCCACTAGTTATCTGTACGTCGAAATCAATAGTAAAGCCAGCAGCAACATCATCGTTATATTTGCTACTATCGAAACCAAAGATAAAATCACCATGAGCATTTGACATCTTGATATATAGCAAATCTCTATACGAACATATTCCACTAATTACCGAACCCGGGGGTACAGTATATTTAGACCACGCAGTTAATTGTGCAGTAGCAGAATGCGTTAACACAAACATAACATCCTTAATAACACAGATATATTGATTGTTTCCACTGAAGTGTATAGCTATTGGTTCGTTAGTTCCTGCGTCAGCTACCATCTTTGGAAGCACAATATCAGCTACTGGCGCGCCGATATCTTGGGCTATCATTCTATCAGTATATAACATCTGACCAGCAGAGTAAAAGCCAGCTTTATTTAGAAAAATCAAATCAGCACCCAACGGCGCTATAGTGTCAGTAAATGTTACATAACCATTTTCTATCACAGATTCTAGTTCTATTAACGCAGGGTCAGGGTCGGTCTTCCATAGTTGTATATTGTTAGTCATGAATGCTAACAGTTTTCCCTTATATACTCCAAGAGCTACTATTTCATCTTCGTCAGGAGATTCTAATCCAGCTGGCAAACCTAATGTGCCACTGGCGTCATCAGGTGACGACCAATCTGTTGGGTCTTCGGTAGAGGAGTACTTTATGTATGCATCACCAGCGCTGTTAGTTCCAATAGCGAAAACCTTTGATGAGTTAACAACCGCTGATTTAGTATTAGGGCAGTTAACATCTGTAATTACAGTAGATGAACCAATAACATGCTCTGCTAATGTCCCATAGAAATGCCGTATAGTCCCGCTTGTAAACTCTACAACGATATAAGGCTTGCGATTAAAGACTAAAAAATCCCACACATGTTTTATGGTATCTGTGGCATCAGCTGGGTTTTCACATATCAAAACAGACAATGCGCTAGACATAGGGTTTCCAATACCTACGCCAGCCAACGCGGGCGGCGCAGAAAAACCAGAAGTATGAGTTATAGTAACTAACTTTTGATCAAAGATAAATAAACCTTTGAATGTAGAATCTAGCGCCGTTGCTCCGTTTAGGTTGTCCATACCAGGACGCTTTGTAATAGCATAACCAGCCGTGACATACGCGTTAGTGCATTCTTGCAAAGCTCTGGCATCAGCAACTTGCTCAGACTTTCTGTGGTCTAAACCTAACCTGAAATCTTCAAACGTAAAACCAGACATTAGCCAAGTTTCAAGTGGTCGAATTCATCGACTTGTTTTACTTTGGGTGCTGCAGGCTTCTTTCTATAGTTAACAGGATGTCGTCCTTGTTTTGACTCTTTACGGGTTTCCCCTGGGAGTGGTTTATGCTTTTCCGGCTTAGGTCTTATGAAACCCATATCATTTCTCCTTATCTTACTTTGGTTGCTAAAATCTTATCTAGCATGTTTTCGATGGTTTCCAGTCTGTACAGCATAACGTTTAAATTCTTCACAGACTTAGCTACCTCTTCTTGATCCCCTGTGAGTTTCTTAAGATTGTGTATCTCTATACCGCAATTCTTAGCTTCTGCTTCTAGAGCCGGTATAGCGCGTCCCTGGATGCCTGCTAGACGCTCTACCTCTGCAGAGAGTCCAGAAGCCCACCAGATTGCTCCACTTGTCTGTACAACAAGGAAGATAATTGCACTGAAGAACTTAGCATCTATATTCATTTTCGTTTCTTCTTCGCTCTCTCGAGCGGTCCAGGAAGTAACCAACCGAGCACCATAGGCACTACGATGATCAATATAAGTAACCAACCTCCCATACTCACTAGGTCTCCCAAAAGCGTCCAGAAGTTATCTGGTGCACAACTAGCTGCTGTAGGCATGTCTCCTCCTTTCGATGGGCTCATCACGTCCGCAATTACACTTGTCACAGAGGCACCGCCCGCTGCCGCCAATAACACAGGAGCAGTCCCCGAGGTCGCAATCGATGCAATCGCACCCGCTCCTAGAGATCCCGTCCCTATCAGGGCTGCCTTCTTTAGGCTGGTACATCCGGCAAGGCCGACCCACCAAAGAATAAGTGGTAAACGATAGTAACGACTACTAATACTACGATTACGGCTAAAAAGGGCTTTGATTTTGCCCATGCTTTTAAAGTTTCCATTAAGTATCCTCAGGTTGAAAAGAGCTCCCGCAACCGCATGATTTAGTGTTGGGGATATCAAAGTGAAAGGTTTCAGAAAATGCATCATTTTTCCAATCTAGTGTGGCCTGCAACAAATACTCCTCCGAGATGGGATCGATTACCACGTTCGATTTCAGAAAGATGTCGTTCTCTTCTTGTCCAGCGATCTTCATTAAACCCACGGTGAAGCCACTGCAACCACCTCCATTGACCTCGATTCTTAAAAGCTCTGAACCGCTCAGTGTCTGGTTGATCCTCTCCTCGGCTAAAGGGGTAATGTTCATCGTTCACGTCTATGCCCTAGATTGTCTATCTTGTCAGCAAGAGACTTCAACATCTCCTTAATCTCACTGAACTGCTCACTGTGCCT